TAGTAATTATAATCTAATCTTTTCTATCTATCAAGTACCTCCTTATAATCTTTCTCCAGCGACTGATAGTAGCCCTATCTACCTCCCAGCCGTAGCGACTACAGACATCATTTATACTGCCAAGATAGATGTCTAGCTTTAGTAGTACACTATACTTAGCCTCGATATACTTCATTAGGCTAGTCTTAGGAAAGTCTACAGCCGACTCATCATAAGGCTCAGCTTCAGGTAGGAAGTATGGAGGAGGCTTAGGTGGTATCAGTCCATGCTCCTTGATTATTCTTCTCCTTATTTCAGGGATTGAGATATCTGGCAAGTTGCTATAACCTCCCTGAGTTTTACTAATGTTTCAAGTAGCGCCTCTCGCTTCTCAATTAGATTATACATAGCATCTACAATGCCTGACTCATCGTTCTCTAACCACTGGTCTGATGAGCATTTAGGACAGCCCAGTTCAGGTATAACATCCCCAGGCTTAGAGGGATTAGTATTGTAGATGAGTCTCATCTGGTCTACCCTGCCCCACCAGTTGCATCTGCCACAGTGGACTTCATACTTATCGCTCATCTTCCTCTTTATCCTTCTCAACTACCGCAGGATATGTTCGTTCAAGGTAGGCTTGGAACTTCTCCTGCTCCTTACTAAGCGGAATACCCATCCTTCTCATTACAGCATATAGAGTGAACTGGTGTCCTCGTGTTGCAGCTATAAAGGCATTTCCTGACTTACTCATTGCTCATCACTCCTTAACTTTGGCTAACAGGTCGCTCGCTTCCTCTATATAGGAGTCTTATTAACGCTTGTCCCTCATCTGGTGTCAGTCCCCTCTCTACCTCAAGGTAGTGAAACAGGGCTCTGATCTCCTCCTGCCAATCCTCCTTAGTTTCTAGACTCATACGTTCCTCCTCTTCAACCTTTCTATTTCATAGTCTTTTAGCTGTCCATATATTGCTCTGTGTATAAGGTCGTCTAGGTAGCACTTATAGCATACCTTAAAATGCGCTTCCTTTATTCTACCGCACTTGCATCTATCCTTCACTGGTTGCTCTCTGTCCTTCCTTTAGAAGCTGTAGTTTGCACGCTTGCTCATGACCTGCCTCTGCTTCCTCCCACGTAGAGTAACGCTCTTGGTAAGAATCATCTTCTCCCCCAAATATCATGGTCTCGAATAGTATAGGCTCACCTTCAGTGGAAGGAGGGAAAGAGTGGTCTATTCCCAGAAACACAGTCGATACTCTCACTCCACTCGGTAAGACTGTGTTTGCTACATGGCGGTCAGCAGTCTCAAACCACTCTGCCCATTCTAGGAGGTCATCAACTAGCATTGGCTCCTTTCCTATAAGGATATATTTACCTATCATTCTGCCTCCTCTCTCTCATGTGGTGTGACTTATGGCAGGTACGATGAGCTAGTACTCTGTTCTCAATCTTCATATTCATGTGGTCTCCATCTAAGTGATGCTCAGTTATCAGGTCAGTCATACGCTTAGGGAAGTCAGCTATAGTAAACGGCTTATGGCAGAAGTAGCATCTAATGTCATACTTAGTTAGTACAAATAGTAGTAGGTCTCGCAGGTGTGTCTTCTGCCAGCTTAACTTGCTCGGTTTGTTCATCTTGCTATGGACTCATATAGATGACCAACAAAGGCACCGTCAAGAAGCTGGTAAGTGCCTATGTAGGTACACTTATCGAGGTCAACTGTAACCTCCTTACCAGTACCAAAGGTGTAAAAGCTATGGACTTCCAGTTCCTTCTCACTATCATTAATGAGAGCCCAGACTTGTAGCTTGTTATACTGTGGCTGAACTGCTAGCACCCTAGCTCCCTTGGGCATCTCGATAGTGGTTATGCCTTGCACAACAAGAGGGTACTTAAATATTCTTTTCATCACTGCCTCCTTAATGTTCTATCTCATACCTCCAGCTATCTTGGCAGGATATACAGAACCATCTGCCTGCACTCTCTATATCAGGATTGAACTTAGGGTCTAGGCAGCATACGTTATCTGAACTGCAGTTAGGACACAACTGAACTAGCCAGTCCAGTGTGTCCTCTCTGTTGTAGTTGTAGCTACCTATCAGAGATGGCAGTAACTTGCCATAAGGCATAGGTACTATGTTATCCTGCATCTTATCAGTGTCCCATGAGTCCTTGTAAGAACGAACCAAGGTCATCGTGAGATAGGCAAGTGACAATCTTGTAACCTTTCCTTACTCCGATGGTACTTTCATTCCATAAGTCAAAGTCATCATGTACTGCCATCCAGAACAATCCTCTCAGTACTTCTGCTCTAGCCTCAACCTTGTGAACCTGACTATTCTCATCGTCTGTCAGTCCTCCACCAAGCAAGACTTTGGTTTTTATCTGAGCTCCTTTGAGCTGAGCCAACTTCCAGAGAGTCCAGAGTTTCTTGTGGTCCTCATTCATATCACCTACTATAGTGTCTGAACTCTCCAACTCCATAGCAGGCTCGCAGTATTCCGACTCATCTACCTCAGCCATCTCGAGTGGTAGTAGTTTTATAAATGTACTCATTCTATCTCTCCTTCGACTCAAGCCTATGAGTCACTGTATTGATGCTCAATGTGCCTACCCTTCTCTTAGCAAGGAGCTCATTGTACTCTCGCATTACCTTATTCTTTTCTCTGGCACAGCTGTTCAGGTCATTCTTGAGGTCGGTCTCTCTTTGCTGTAGCCTAAGGTTTTCTTGCCTTATAGTCTCGTAGGCAGTGTTCTTCTCCTCCATCTTCTTCATCATGCCTTGGAAGGTAAGAACGCTGAGAGTCTCCAAGTCTCCAGCAGCTTTGATAATGTCATCAAGAGTAGGGCTACTGCTAGTCCTAGGCTTGGGTAAAAGTAGGTGTCGAATAAAGTGTGGTTCTACGGTTGCCGTAGCAGGAAGTCCTCTAGCTAAGCCTTTGCCAGACCTCCATCTCTTTATCCATCCGAACACAGTTGAGGCTGCAACTACACTGCCCACTACATCGAGCTGCTTCTTCAGGACTGACCCAGTGATTGTCTTGTCTTGCAGCCATGCTTCAAAGGCAGCCTTGCGAATAGGCTCAAGCTCTTTGCCTCTCCTTGTCTGTTGTACTCCATATAGTTTTGCCATTACTTTTCACCTCCTTCTTATTGGCTAACTGCCAAAAAACTGAACCAGATTGGGGACTATGACAGCTGCCAAGATACCGAAGATAGCCACTATAATCAGAATCTCAATGCCACTGATTCCTCTCATTTAGTATTACCTCCCTTTTCAAGATTTTCTAGTCTTCTTCATCAATGAACACCTGGTCCTGACATTTCTGACAGAATCCAGAGATAGCATACTCTCTTCGACTCAAGCCATTTCTGAACTCAGTTGCTGGCTTGCCACACCAGCTACAGATGTCTGCCTTGATAGAGTTGACTCGCTTCCTGCCAGATGGATTGCTGGCATCTATGAGCTTCTCCATCTCTGGACTCTTCTCTGATGGAACTGCCATTACTCACCTCCTTATAAATCTTGAAATGCTTTTCTAGCAGGAGACAGCGGTGCTATTGCTGGCGGTGTCTGCTCAGTTGCCGATGATATCTGCTTAGCCTTGCGATTAAAAGCCCGCTGCTTCTTGCTCTGCTTGCGCTTAGGTGGTTGACTCTTCTTCATTGCTTTACCTCTTCTCCTTAGTAGTACGTATGAGCAGAACTCTTGGCTTAGTCAGAGTAATCAGCTCTATATCTTCATCAGCCATAAGTACTTTAGCTTTGCTCAGTAGTTCACTGAGTTCCTGCCACGTTATCTTCAGCTTTCTGAAGGTTGCCATTATACTCACCTCCTTTCTTATTTACTTTACCTTAACTATGATACCATCTACTAACTCTACCTCAGCATACCAAGTATGTGGTGCTGGATAGTGAGGACCTTCAAGGAAAGCAGTGCCAGTGTAACCTGGCTTAGCAGCTGCTGCATCAAACAGACCGCCAGGTTGGTATATCCTTAGCTCAGCTCCTCTATATACTGCTTCCTTCGTGAGTGTGATACTTGTCTGACTTTGCATATATCTCACTGCGCAGTTCATCCACTGCTCTGCGTAGGTCATAAGCAAGGTCATCTACCTTACGCTCAAGGTTAGATATCTTCCGCTCTATCTCACTAGTATCCATGCTGTCCTTCTTTCTCCTGTATTCCTAGCATTAACTGCCGTAGCATACTATACTGTGGTGCTTTGCTTACATCATATGGAGTTAAGTTCAACTTATCCCATGCTTGCTGGATAGTGCGGAACTCATTGAACTGGTGACTACCATACTCAGCCAGCAGTTGGTCATTACCTATGCTAGAGACTATGTCCATCTTCCTTCGGCTTGAATCTGATAAATGCTATTCCATCTATACAGACCCATACTCGACCATCCTTTGCTATCTGAACTCCAAGGTCTCCTTTGATTATCCTTTGTTCTGGCATATTCTCTATTGAGATTATCCCGACCTGATGAGTCTCAGGGTAGTCCTTTATCTGCTTCCCCTTCTTTATCATACCCCTATTATACCATACTACGTAACTTATGTCAACCTTCTGTTGCAATCACATCAACTGAACTATATTGTTTATCGTTCTTATCTGTTGCAGCGTGCAGTACAGTTACTTACTGACTCCCTCACTTCCTCTAATTTTAGACAAAAGAAAAGGACTAGCTGGCAACTTGCTAGTCCTATTCTCTGCGTGACTGCTAACCTATAGTATCCCTTCCTTCTTTAGCAGCTTCTGCCTTATGGCATATCTCCAGTTCTTATCAGTGCTTGACTCGTAGGCTTGCTGAAAAGTTAAGCCATCTTTGTACTCTTCTGCTCCATGCCTGCTGAGCATCTCATCTGTGCTTACATCAAATCTCTTACCTCCGCCTCCGCCTCCGCCTGCCCTTACTGCCCTAGGTTGAGTCTTCATGAGTCTCACTACTGGAGCTTGCTCTCCGAAGTCGTAAGAGTACCAGATTCCATCAGCAGCGTCTAGGTCACCTGATTCTACCAGTGGCTTGACTGCCTTGCTGATAGCGGCTTTGACCTTCTCGCCTATGGCTTCCAGTGCTGCTCTCTTAGCATCTAGCTCAGCTTTCTCTTTGGCTTTCTGGATACCGTCTATCTTGCGACTGGCGGCGGCTACTGCCTTGAAGTCCTTTGACTTCAGTGCAGTTTCAAGCTCTGCCATAAGCTCTTCTTCAGTAGGCTCTTTGACCTCAGCTGGCGCTTCTTCAGCTATCTCAACAGCATTGGCTTCTACTTCGTTAGCCATATTCTTTTATCCTCCGTACTTACGGAGTATGAACGTTGCCGCTTTCACCTCCAGAATCAGATGGTTATTTGCTGTGCATCAGCTCATCTGATTACAATACCATAATAACAGATAGTACCACGCTTGTCAACCTACCTTGTGGGGAGCTGAGCTAGCACGTTCTCACTCATGCTCACTCATACTCACTCATGCTCACGCATACACGTTACCGTGTAACTTGCTAAAAATAATTCTGAACGTGCTCACTTGCCAGACAGTGCAGTCAGTTGCAGTTGCAGACAGTCGCAGTTGCAGTTAGTTGCAGTGTGTGGCGATGGACTATCTTTGAACTGTGCCAACTGGCACATACTACCCCTCATTCTGGACAAAAGACCAGGCGGGTACGGGTGCCTTACTTTGCAGTGTGATATTACTCTCTACTGCCAGATAGAGAATTCTCATTTACAGAAAAGTTACTTACTTACTTTCATAGTTCTACGACACTGCTTATACCTCCTTTACTGCAGTACGAAAGGACTTGACGGTGCTCCACCATCTCTACCATCTCTACCCATTCTACGTCTCTGAGCTCTATTGGGAGGCATCTGAGTCCCAGGAGCTAAGCCCTTCTTGGCATCACTACGGGAAAGGTCTATAGCATAGACACAGCCACAGTCCATGCAGATATCAGTCATTATTCCATATCCAGGAATCTCAGAGCCAATAGGGATAGCAGACTCCTTGACTTGGTCTACTACAATACCTTGCTTGACATCTAGATGAAAGTTCCACTCCTCCCTGGCTAGTCCTCTAGCCTTCAACTCATCACCTAGCTGCTCCAGGAATCTGTCCTCACTACCACAGCAAGGGCATTTAGTAAATGTTCTGTGAAAGTTCTTATCCATTACTCCTCCTTATTTACTTCTCCTTTCTGTCATAATTCCTATCGCTCATTACTTTATCTACTAGTCTAGCAAACTTACGCTTATCAGTAGCCTCTGCCTCCATTCTGCCAAGGTCCTGCATTTTTGCTACTATTATCTTAGCTCCTCTATTTCTGTCCAGGTATTCGCAATATCCTTCATCCTTGCCAGAGGACCTCATCAACTTACCCATGCGCTCAGCTTCATGCTCGCTCAGTGGTAGCCATATATACTTATAGCAGTTCATGCATCGTAGTAGTGAGCCTTCACAAACCTTTTCAACTTCACGCCAGTAGTGAGGAATTGCCTCTAATTCATCGCAGTAGCTACCTGGATGCACTATTCCCATGTTCTGGGCACTCCGCCCAATAATCCTATCTTCTCTTTCATGCTTTCTATTCGACTTCCTATCCTTATTATCTCGTCCACGTCTTGCTTGTTTAGTGGAGCGAGCATTAGCTCCTTTAGTTTTGCCACTGCCCTGGCTCTTTGTCTCAGTACTTTTAGCCGCTCTTCCATTACTGCCTTTGAGAGAACTAGGCTCTTGCGTCCTCTTGTTTCCACTATAGGATGTTGTGATAGCCTTTCCAGAGCCTGTTCTAACCAGCAACATTGACTGTCCCTCTTTCTCTTTCCGTGCCACCGAAAGTTCTTCACCCATCTTCTTGGCTCACCTCCTTCCTCCGTAAATTTCTGCCACAACTTACCACAGACCATAGGTTCGGATAGCTCTATGGTCTCACCGCAGTAGGAGCAGGCAGGAACTGTCTTTCGACAGGTTGTTAGATATATGTCCATTCTACTTTACTACATCAAGTCTACATTGGTTAGAGGAACTGACCGAGAGCCTATCGGTAGCTTCTGCCCTATCTTCCTCTGGCATATTGAGGAAAGCCAGTAACTCCCTAGCTTTATCCTCGTGCCACTGTTCGAAGGCTTCTCCACTTTTGTCCTCCATGTAGTTGTGGTGGAATATCCAGATAGTGCGTGTCAAGAATCTCCTGGTTTGCTCTATTAACTTGGGGGTAATCTTGATTCTACCCTTTTGTCCTTTGGATATGTCTATCTCATACTTCTCCATCTTCCATCTCCTTTATTATCATTATACCACATCAGTCCTATCCTTGTCAACCTGTCTATTCCACTTGGTCAAAATAATAAACAGACTGTTATTTATTATCCTTGACGTGGAGCTACATATATGGTATACTCAGACTGGAGGATACTGTATGCTTGAGCACACACCAAAGTTGCCTAAGTCCGAGCCTAAGGAAGTATCAACCGCCGCTACTTTGATTCCTTACCGCAGGAGCGATGACAGAGCCAAGTATCTCAGCTGGATGTCCTGCGGGTTCTCTGATGAAGAATCGCTGTATGTTCTAGGACTTACTAGAAGCTGGCTAGAAGTAGCCAGGATGGATAGTAAGTTTAGAGACCTAGAAGAGCGTGTCCCTGAGTTTCGTAAGCAGCTTAGCCGAGAATACGCTGAGTTGGACTTCTACCGCAACTTCAGGATGGTTCTAGAGAAAGACAAAAGAATACTGCGTAAGTCATTAGAAATGGACTTAGTAGTAGATGAAGAGACAGGAGAATTAGTGCCTGCCGAGTTGTCCCCTTATGACCAGCAATATTTGCTCAGACTCAGGAGTGCCTATACACCTCAGCAGTTGCAGTTGCTTGAAGTAGTGGTAGGGGACAAGGATGGTGGCTTTAATTTTGCTGAGTGGGTAAGTAAGAATCAGGAGGTAATCCAGGTTAGTCGCACTGATACTATATCATTATCTAGAGGACAAAGTGCCCAGAAGACCAGTCACAGCTAAAGTAGTAGCAGCTGCGAGAAGAAATATCCGTAGGGCTCAGATAAGCCGTATAAGGATTAAAGAGCCTAGGTCTCCTGGCAGAGTCTATCGTAGTCGAGCCAGACTTAGCCGACCAATAGTTTTGAGGGCTGGAAGAACCAGAGCGAGAAGGAGAACGAGATAATGGAAGGAATACTACTGGAGAACTTGGCGACTGGGGGACCTGTAGCTATACTAGCCTGCTTTATTTTCTGGATGTATAGGAAAGACAGGAAGGATACTGAGGGCAGAATCCATGATGTTCACGGCGCTCATTCTGAGAGGCTAGAGAGCCTACTGGAGAAAGACCAGCAGACTCGTGAGGAGAATACTAAGGCTTTAACGGAACTCAATATTGTTCTAAGAAGGATGAACGGAGGGAAGTAATATGCCTAATGGCAGAGCAAGGAAAGCTACCAAGGCTAGGACTGCACCAACTAGAGTATCCCAGCACACTCTTAATGTTCTTAGAAGGGCAGGCATAAAGTATAAGGTAACTACTAGAGGAAGGACTACTGTCTTAGGCAAGGGTAGACCTCCTAAGCAAGTATTTCCTAAGGCTAGATTCAAGATACTGAGGAGAATAACATACTAGGAGGGCAAGATGGCTAATGCGACTAGAGCGAGGAAGTCCAAGAGCACTGGAGGTGGGAAGAAGTGGATTGCAGGGGCTATCAAGAGACCTGGTGCATTTACTCGCAAAGCAAAGGCAGCAGGCATGACTGTTCAGGCATATGCTAGAAAAATGCGTAGTGCTTCAGGCAGGCTAGGTAAACAGGCAAGATTAGCACTCACATTAAAGAAGATTTCTGGGAGATAGCCTTGGCTACACCTCTATCGCAAGACGAAGCACTTAGAACGCTGTTCTCTGATAGACGGCTTACTCTAAGCACGCTACTAGACATTGACGACAAAAATAGGCAGAGAGTGCCACTTGTGCCTAATCCTATTCAGGATGATATTATTGTTAACTCTGGTCTGAGAGACATCTATGTAAAACCTGCCTCAGTAGGATTTACCTCTATCATAGTTGGCGATTTCTTCCTAGACAATATCACTATCAATGGCACTATCTCAGTCATTATCAGCTATGATGAGTTCAGTGCTCAGCGCCAGATATTGAAGGCTAAGCGCTTTCATCAGAGCTTGGAGAGAAAAATCCCTACCATTCCTAAGCTAGACCATAAGTCAGCTACCGAACTTAGCTGGGAGGATAAGGCTACCAACTTCTACTCTACTATGTATATATTCAGTAGTAGAAGCTATGTACTTGGACGAGGCGAAGTTATCCACAACCTTCTACTGGATGAGTATGCCTTCTGGTTGGTTGGTACTCATGAGGCTATCATGGCATCTGCACTACAGCGGGTTCCACTTAGTCCCAGAACCAAAGTCCGCATAGGTAGCACTGCCAATGGTGAGGACAATCCTTTCTGTGATATGTATAGAGCAGCTAAGGAAGGCACTATGATTGGTGACTCAGTATATAAGCATCATTTCTATCCCTGGTTCTTTCATCCTGAGTATAAGATGTATGCTAATGATATGTTCTGTCTTCCAGGCGATGACCGTGACCCTTTGCTGAACATTCAGTCAGATGAGGCTAGTCTAATACGACTACTGATAGAATCCTATGGCTTTGGTGAGTTTGAAACTATGGCTAAGCTTCGGTGGAGGAGATATAAGAAAGCCGAAATATCTAGCCTCCGCCGAGCTGGAGACACTATATTTATCTTTGAGCAGGAATTTCCTGAGAATGATGAGACCTGCTTCTTAGTAGCAGGAGACCAAGCCTACAATACTGACATCATAACTACCAAGATTCATGAGTGCAGACCAGCACCTATACAAAAGGGTATTGTTGCTGTTGATAAGGTAACTAAGGCTACCATAACTGCTACCCTTGACATCTGGCATGATGTAGAGGAAGGAAAAGGCTATGTTATCTCTATTGACCCAGGTAAAGGTAAGATATCTGAGTCAGTTGGTCATGTATGGAACTTCATCGAGGGCTACAGAGACAAGGATGGCAATGAGATTCCTCCAGTAATGCAGCATTGCGCTACTTTGGCAGGTCTCTATGACGAATGGGAGATGGCAGAGCTTATGAAGGAAGTAGGTCATTACTACAATACTGGAGTTATCTGCCCAGAAGATAATTTAGATATCGTATCTCACCTGAGAGACTACTCTGACCTCTATTGGCGTGAGGATGTGAGGACAGGTAAGTCGATGAGAACTGTTGGCTGGCAGACTAATCAATCAACTAAGCCTTACATGATAACAGAGGTTAGCAGGCATCTGGATGATATAGACTGTCAGGACATACGCTTCTGGTCTCAGTGCAAGAACATACGGCGTAACAGTATGGTAAAGAGTGGCATACTGGTAGTAGGTGCTGACGACCACCATGATGCAGGTGCTATTGCTATAGTATGTAGAGATGCTATGCCTATAGCCCGAGGGCTAGTAGGAGATAGCACAGAGGGTGGATGGGGAGATAGCTGGGGTCGGTAAGGAGATGTAAATGAATAGAAATGCGACTACAATAATTACTCGCTGTAACGAGCTTAAGAAATTCTGGGCTTCCAGGGATGAGGCTATGAAGCGCTGGTATAGGCTTATAGAGATGATTGACGAACTTAAGACTGAGAAAATGGAGTCATTCGTAGGCAACGACCCGAGGTCTCTATTTAATTTAGTTCTCCACTTACTGGATGCCGATGTACCACACAGAGTAAAGGATTATGACTCAGTAGACCCAGAGGTCTCGACTGCTGTGGCTTCTGTCAGCCGATTCTTTCATACTGCCTGGAGTGATGTTCAGACCAACTTCCGCCGAACTAACCCTAGACAATCTCTACAGCGAACCTCACTGGGATTTATGCTGGCAACTGGATGGTACGCTGACTTTGCTGTAGTAACAGATGATGGTAGCCGCTGCTATGATGAACCTTGGAATCCTATAGATGTCTATCCTATGTGGGATGCAACCTTGGGACTTAGCGAGGTGGCTCACATCTATCGAATATCTGCTACCCAAGCTACTAATATAGCTAAGCGTAACAACTGGGGCTTAAGTAATAACTATGCCCAGTGGAGAGCATCAGTAGGAAGGAATGTTAATATCTTCGACTACTGGTGGGTAGAGATATCTGATACCTTTCCCTTCTCTAAGGCTATCTGGAACGCTGTAGTTATAGATACTGTACTAGTAAAGTTTGAACGCACTCGCTTCAAGCGTATGCCTATCTATGTAGCTCCAGTTGGTGGGCTACCTGATATGGGTAGTCTGACAGAGGGTATGATTCCAACTTACTCATCTACACTAAAGCTACAAACTCAGGAAGTTAGCACTGAGCGCTGGAAGGCTGAGCTCGGGCAGTCTATCGTAGCAACCAATGAGAACATCTATCGTGTTTGGAATAAGTGGTGGAGTTTCAGCCTACAACTACTTCGAGATACTGCTCAGCCTAGAGTCTTTGAGCGGAGTAGAACTGGCAAGGCAATAGTTAAGCCAGAGGACCTCTTCCGTAGGGGTGCTATATTCAGAGGTGGACCTGATGATGATGTCACATTTATTGGCACTCCACCTATACCTCTGGAGCTGAGAAGTACTCAGCTTGACTTAGAGGCTATGATGCAGAGAGGTGGAGTTAGTTGGGCTATGTATGGTAGCCTTCAGGGTCAGGTAACAGCCTATGTTATGAGTCAGATAGCTGCCTCTGCTAACCAAGTAATGAAGCCTTTTCACCAAGCCTTCATCAACCGCTTTGAGGATATAGATAATGACTGGTTATCAGATATCAGAGAACGAGGAGTAAAACCTTATAGCTGGAGCTACCCAGATGCTCTACCAGACAATGCTTATGTTAGTGCTGACTATGAGGTAGAGATTCCTGGCGACCTGGTACAGAGAGCTACTACTGCCAGGATGCTCGACCCAGACTTTCGTCTGAGCTACACTTATGTTCTGAAGAAGCTATTTCCTGATATTGGAGACCCGATGCAGGAGAGAGCTCAGGTTAGAGCTGACAGAGCAGAGATGCATCCTACCAATAGTATAATAGCTCTGATACAGTATTACAGACGTCAGGCTGCTTGGTTAGATAAGACTGGAGATAGAGAAACCGCTAGACTCTATGATACTGTGGCAGATGCAACTATGGCTATGCTAACTGCTGAAGAAGGTAG